GTGCCCGCCACGTTGCCCGTGATCCCGCCGCTGGCGGTGACCGGCCCCGGGATCGTCACCGCACCCGCGGCGCTCACCGAGAGCCGTGCCACGCCACCGGTCACCAGCGCGAGCTGGTCTGCTCCCGGGGAGAATAGCCCGGTGTTGGCGTCGCCGGCGAAGCCCACGCTCGGCGCACCTACTGCACCGAGCCCGAACAGGTAGGATCCGCCGTCGGCGATGGCCGCCGAGAGGGCGCTCTGCGAGTTGAATGCCTCCGCGTTGATGGAGTCGTTGGCCGTGTAGGCGGTCCGCTGCAGCGTGATGGTGAAGCTCATTGGGTCTCGTCCTTCCAGGCGTCTTTGATCTGGTCCGGGGTGAACTCACTCTTGCGCACATCGACCTTGCCCTCGGCCTCGAGGCGCCGGAGCGTCCCGAGCACTTGGTCGCCCTGAGTGGGCGCCTTCGCGAGGCCGCAGATACCCACCCGGTCGGGCACCGTGCGGCGTTTCAGCACGATCTCGTCGACGATCGCGTCCACGGGCATGTAGACGTCGATCTCGATCTCGCGCTCCTTGTTCTCGAAGGCGTAGAGCGGCATCGGTCAGTCCTCGAGGCCGTCGCTCTCCAGCGCGGCGCGGCGGATGTCGGCCTCCTCGTCGAGCGGGTCAGCGGGTTTCTTCGGCGCCGGGAGCGGCTCGCCGCCCACGCTGGTGATCCGCACGAGGATCCGGCCGCCGCGCGTGCCTTCGACGGTGCCCTCCACGCGCTCCAGCGTCACGGTGTCGCCCTCGGCGGGCTCCACATCGTCGACCGCGAGCTGCGCAGGATCGAGCAGCACGGTGTTGGGTTTCGGTTCGGGATGGCCTTCGGCCATGGGCTCGGCGGAGATCATGATGATGGGCATGTTCGGGCCGCTCGTCGCGGCAGATTGGATTCAGGAAGGAAAATGAAAGTGGGAGCCGGGGCCCTGCGCAGGCCCCGGCGAGTTGGAGCCGTCAGGCTCAGGCGAACTGGCTCTTGGCGCGGATCACCCGGCCCCAGTTGGAGTTGAGCACCAGGCTCGCCCAGTAGCTCTTCCAGCCGACGACGATCTTCTGGTTGAGCGGGTCGTACTTGTCGGGCTGGTCGTTGATGATCACCTGCGGCTTGTAGATCTTCGAAGCCCCGAGCTTCTTCAGGTTCACGCAGCCGTAGGAACCCTTGCCGATCAGGATCGCGCTGTAGATGAAGCCCGTGGTGTTCGTGCCGGCCACGTTGAAGGCGCCGGGCACGTGCGTGCCTTCGGTCTCGTCTTCCTGCATCGGGTTCGTGTTCTCCACGAACTTGGCGCCGCAGTACTCGCCGATCTCGCCCTTGAACACCTGCTGGGCGGTATTCGCGTTCATCTTCACCACGTCGCGCCAGTCGGCGTTGTTTTGGATGTCGCGCGAGAGCTGCGGGGGCAGCTGCAGCACGTACCAGCCGTTGATCTTCGGCGCCCGGGCGATCTTCAGCGCGGTCACGCCGTCGAGCACGTCGAGCGGCTTGATCGAGCCCAGCGCGGCCGTGGCGGCGGCGAGCGCCGCGAAGTTCGCCAGGCCCTGCGCGTAGCGCTTCGTCAGGCCCGTGGAGGCATGGCAGAGCTGGTTGCGCATGAGGGAATCCGCGTCGAGCGCGCACTCCTCGCCCATGAGGGCGACGGCGGTCTTGAGGAAGTCGAACAGGCCGATGGTGGTGGCCACATCGGTCAGCTCGGCGACCTGCCCGCGCTGCGCGAGGGTGGCGGTCACCGGGGTGTAGGCGATGTCGCGCCGGGCGGCCGGCGTGGTGCCTTCCGTCAGCGCGGCGGGGGCGCCGGTGGCGGTCAGGTCGGCCTGCGGCGGCCGGAAGAACGTGATCTGGTTCGCGCCGCTGTTGGGCGGCAGCTCCTCCTGGACGGCGTAGTCCGCCAAGGTCGTAACCTGGACGGCGTGATCCAGCAGCTTCTTCGAGAAGAACGGCTGGATGGTGTTGGCAACTGCGGTGGTATTGATGGCCATGGTAGGCGTGGCGGGTTACCGACCCGCGGCGGTTCTCAGCCCTGGTCGGCGGCCAGCGCGGCAGCGCGTGCGGCGGCCTCGGCCTCGTCGAGGCTCATGTCCTCGATGGACTTCGGCGCAGCCGGCGGCATGCCTGGGGGGCCCCCTCGCAGGGAATTGGTCTTGTTGAGGCGCCCGAGTTCGGCCTTGGCGGCCGCGAGCTCCTTTTCCAGCACGGGCACCCGCCGCGCTTGGATGGTGAGTTTGGCTGCCGCGACCGCATCCTGGATTCCCGTCGGGATGTGGTTCAGCAGCGGGTACGTGCGGAGCATTTCGGCGGTGGTCTTGCCGAGCTCGCTGTCCTTGTTGTTGAGGTCCGGTTCGGCCTTCACCAACCGCTCCAGCGTGCTCTGCCAGGTCGTCATGAACTGCTCCCGTGGCATCGCCCCGAACGGGGTCGACACCTGGTCCTGTGGCGCAGCCGCGGCACTCCCCTGCTCGGGGCGCTGCTGCGGCGCGGCGCGGAGTTCGGCCGCCTTCGCCTTCGCCTGCTCCGCCAGCTCGTAGTCGCCCTTCGCCTCGAAATGCTTCGCCGCGGCATCGTAGTCCTCGGCGCTGTATTTCGATTGTGGGGCTTCGGGCTTGGCCGGCGTGCGCTTCTGCTCCTCGGCGAGGCGCTTGCGCTCCTCCTCGAGGGCTTTGCGGTCTGCGGCGAGCTGCTCCTTCTCCGCGTTGATCTCAGCCCACGTCTTTTCTCGGCGGGCCTTCTCCTTCTGCGCCTTGGTGAAGGCGCTTTCCGGTTTCTGGCCTTCCGGCGTGCTGGGCGTGGGATCCTTCGACGGCTCCGGCTTCTGCTGCTGTTGCGCCTCCCCCGGTGCGGCGGGGGTCTCCGTCTGTTCCGGCGAGGCGGACGCCGGTGCCGAATCCGCGGCCGGCTGGGTATCCTGCGCCGGCGCGTTGTCGCCCTGGTCGGCCGCGAGAGCGGCGGCCTGGACGGCTTCCATTTCTTTGTCGAGGTCTTGCATGGTGGTTATGCGGTGGTCATGTGTTCAAGGCCGGCCCCCCGCATGATGGGGTCGTCTTGGGGTTCGCCCTGTGCGTCGGGCGTCACGGAAAGGCTCTTGTACACCGCCCAGCAGGCGCGGAAGCCCGAGGCGAAGCCGGCCGCGTAGGGCAGGTTCGGCGACTTTTCCAGGCACGCGCGCTGCGCCAGCTGCACGGTCGCGTTCTGCATCGCCACCTCGAGCTTCTGCCCGAGCGGGCCGGCCAGCATCCCGGCCAGCGCCTTGGCGTCCTCGGAGGTGATCTCGGCGTCATGTCCGCGCCAGTGATCCGGCGTGCGCAGCAGCGCCAGCACCTCGCGCTCGTCCGGCGAGAGCAGGTGCTCGAGCACGGCCTGCCGCGCGCCGGCCTTGTCGGCCGCCGCCACCAGCAACGTCACCATGCCTTCGGCGTTGCGGATGGCGGCGACCCGGGCTCGCACCTCGTTGGGAGCGAGGCGGCAAAGGAGGCGGTAAAGGAATTCGCGGATCATTGGGGCATGGTCGGCTGCGGTTGCGGTTGGCCGCCGCCCATCATCGCCTGGATCTGGCCGGCGAATTGTTGGGCGGCCTGGGGATTGGTCTGCGCCAGCGCGGCGAGGTGCTCCTGCGCGTGCTGCGCGAGCATCTGCACGGAGTCCGGCGGCATCTGCATCGGCGTGGTGCGGAGCCGTTGCGCGAAGGTGAGCATAGCCTGCAGGTGCGCCGGGTGGTCGTCGTCGGGCCGGAGCTGCGCGGGGAAGCCCAGCATCATCGTCGCGATCTCCTGCGCCTGCCGCTCCATCTGGCTCGCGGCCGCCTGTTGGGCCGGCCGGAACAGCCGCCGCACCAGCCGTGGATCGTCGACCTCCAGCACGCTCTTGGTCAGCTCGTCCTGGTCGATGTTGGGCGCGCCGCGGAACATCTGGAACCGCGACTGCGCCTGTTGCAGCCGGGCCGCCCGGCTGAAGATTTCCGGGCTGCCAGCCAGCTCGATCTGGTAGCGCTCGTCCAGCGCCTGTCTCGGCAGCGTGCCGATCTGCTCCGCGGCGATGTATTCGAGTTCGTCACCGAGGTATTGCAGCGCCAGCGCCCACGCGAGATTGAGCAGATGGGCCACCGCGCGCCGGAAGATCCGACCGCGCAGGTCGACGGATTGGCCCATGACGTTTGCCACCAGGGAGACTTCGCGCGCGGTGCGCGGCTTGCTCCCCTGCTGCGGCTGCTGTGAGCCGAAGTCCGGCATCGCCACCGCCTGCTCGGCGGTCATGCGCGTGTCCATCATCCCCTGCCGCAGGTCCATCGGGATCGGCGGGAACGTCACCGCCTCGAGCGCGTAGCCGAGCACATCGCCCGGGCGGAAGCGCACGTTGCTGGTGTTCGGCGGCGCGCCGGGCGCCGAGGAGATCGGGGCGCACGTCAGCGTCTGGTAGTCCTTGATCGTGTTCCAGTCGTGGTTGAGCGACTGTTCGAACGGCGCCACCCGTTCCATCACGCCGCGCGGGGCGTAGTAGCCCGAGTCCTTCTCCTCGCACGGGAGCGAGCCCCACGGCGGGCACTTGAGCTTGTCGAAGGCGCCCTTGCTGTAGGGCAGCACGAAATCCTTGCGCACCGGCTTGTCGGGCTTGCTCGGGCTGTAGGTGCC